GAACTGAGAAGAGGCCACTGTGTTAGTTGCTGTAGGAGCCGGGGTTCCTTTAGCTTCCATCTGGAAAGCTTCTTGAGCCACTGCATCCGTTACAATTGGAGATGCTTGTTCTGACATTATTATTCCTTTAGGTTTAAGAGGTCGTTGTCCGAATTAGTGCCACGATGACCTGCGGGTTTGTTTGGTATATAGCATGACAAACATTTTGAATGTAGTCATGCTAAAAGCTAATCATTTTGTCCTTTGAATCCGTCATCAGATCCACCTTTGCTGTCTCCTGAACGCCACTGCGGAAGTTTAGTTCCGTAAGCTTCAGTAACAAGTTCATTTTGAAGCTGAGCTAAAGTCTGTTCCTCAAATGGGGTTATTACCCCAACCTGTCCTAGAGGACCTGGGCCTGTTCCATCTCCTGGTTCCATTCCTGGAGGCACAGTTCCATCAGGCATCATTCCTGTTAGGGAAGTAATTGCTGAATTAATTTGTTGCTTTATAAGGTTAATAGCCCCATCACCCTTAGCATCAGCAATAAGCTCTGAACGAATTTCTTCTAGTTTCTCGGCTGGGAATTCTTCTCCGAGCTGACGTAAAGCACCTTCACGAGATTCTAAGTTCATCTGCATCTTCATTTGGATCTCATTCAGAACGATCATTTTGTCTAAAGGCAAAGGTTGTGCAAAGTGGGCGATAGTTTCGTAGGTAATTGGACTATTTAAATCTAGTTTTGTAAGTTGGTTAGGTTTAATAGGCCCATTATACATAGGGTTATAAACGAACATCTCGGGCTCTTTAAACGCAAGAGTCTTAAGAACTAGCTCATTAATACGCCTAAGTCCTTCACCATATTGAACAAGCTTTTGTTGGTATCGGTTCATCAAAGGTTGGTATTGTATTGCTAATGCAACACCAGAGGTATTAGAGATCGGTTGGACCTGACCAAGAGCAGTCTCCGGTACGCCAACCATCTCGTGCATGGCTGTCTTTACCACTCTAAGGTACTCCATAGCCCCTACAAGACCTTGTCCGCCACCTTCTAGGTTAAACACCTGCGCGTCCTTTGGAAGGCCTCCCCAGACCTTTTTAGGACCATTCTCCAGGGCAGAGGCCTTAGCTCCTGTAATAACAGTAACTGGTGCGGCATGGTAATTAATAATGTCTGCAATATCGGTAGCTACTTCGTTATAGTTACGGTTAAGCGTAATAACATCGTGGCAATCAGATAGTCCCCAAGGAGATCCTGAAACGCGCACATTAGGTATGTGAATAACGGGTACTACTCCAATAGGGTTAGGCCTACTATCAATAAGTTCATCATTAATATACTCTTCAATGCGGTCATCAGTCAAAATTTCAGTATATGTGTAAACCTGTCTAGTACCCTCAATAGACGTGCCCCAAAACCTATATTTAAGTTTAAATCGAATTAAGCGTGAACGGTCGTGTGGGTGAAATTCAGGAAAACAAAAAGAAGCGTTTAGCGGAAGAATGCGTGCCTTGCCAGGAGTAAAACGTCCAACGGAGTCTTCAAAACCTTCTTCGTACGCTACTTTAACAAAACAATCGCCTGATACCCCACCTTGTTGTCCCATTTCCCACAGAACGCCATTTTTATCATTATCAATTTCCCAAACACGTTTTAATATGTCAGGTATTATTGCTTCCGTTACGACTGGGCTACGAAACTGAACTCCACGACTAAACGTAAAGTTAATAATATAATCTGTAAATGCACGATAATAGTTGTAAACCATTTGAGATTCACCAGTCTCACGTCTATAAGACCAGTGATGGCCAAGATACATGGCCCAATTAAGTGAGTAACGGTTTAAACGTGGTCCGTGTACTTCGAATTCTTCATCCGCTAGTTCAACAAGACCTAGTGGGGAAATTGAGATAGTTAAATCACTCGACGCCGCTCTATAGGACGGAGGACTAAAATCCATACCACCAGACATTAATTAATTCCAATCATGTTTGCCCTCAAACTACAAAGTTTTTTTGTTTCATTTCACGTTTTTTACGTGCAATTTTTTGTTTAACCCTATCTTCTTTAACTTTATCCCAATCAATATCTTTTGGATCAGCTTCTCTTAAACTTGCGGGGGCATTAGCACCCATTAAAGCCCACTGCTGACCAATATATTTGTTAGCTGCGGGTGTTGTACCTTTACCACGTTTCTTTGTTCCTTTTAATGCTTTAGCTTGATTAACAATTGCTTCATGAGTCTTTAAGTATTTGTCAACATTTGCCATGATTCTCCTCTATATTGTTCCCGGCCTTACAACCGGGAACAATACTAGCATATACTACTTAGTCATTAACTGAAGCAGGGTTCATGCGGCTATAACGACCACCTGAACGAAATACTTCTTCAATAACAATTTCGGAATGGTCACCAAAGTTAGCTTGTGCAAACTCATTGAGATATGTTGGCGCTTCGATCCATGAAGCTGAGCCTACATGTGCACGCTCCTTCATAGTTTCTTCCGCGTATTTCTCCATTACATTCATATTATGGTTAGGACGACCAGGCGGTGTGTCATAACCTTGATCCAAGCCAAGTTGGAAATCATTAGGAACATCTGTATCTGTTGCGATGCCTTCTTCAAAACGAAGGGGTCCACGTAGACCTGATGTTGCTGGGCTAAACTTGCGTTCATAGTTAGTGCCTGGGCGCTCAGGAAACTGAGGTGTAGGCGCAATATTTTGCATTGCCATTTATTTATTCTCCTATAGGTTTGGGATTGAGGTCCTCAAGGTTAATTCTCGCGTGTATCAGACGTTTTGTCACATTAAATACAATAATTAAAAGAAAGGGCTAGCGCTAACTTCAACAGTAGGCATAACCATTTCTTGGGTAAGAGAGCAAGCTAAAGCCAAAGAATCCACAAAATCATCGTGAGCGTGCGCCTCATCGGGTGCTGCTACTAAAAAGTTAGGTCCTTTGTACTTTACCTCTGCGTCTGTCATTTGTTGGTAAAATTTTTTCCAAATGCGTAATCGTCTAGTTTTAGCGTGAGCTGGCCAAGATACCATCTGACGTTGGATTAATGACTGTAAATGTTTCCATCGTCGTGATTGCTCTGATGGGCTTGAGGTAACTGAGATTACTTCAGCTCTTGGCATTAATATTTTTAAACGCTGTGCCACAGCATCTCCTACACCATTAGCATCTACGCCAATAGCTAAAACATCGTAGTTAGAAAGGAACTGCTCTATTTGAAAGTACTGTTCTTCCCAGTCATCTCCTTGAATTTCTAACCAGTTTAAAACACGATGGTCATAGTAACCAAATTCATCGGGACGGTCCCAATCAACCCAAACCACAGTAACAACCGTTGAATCCATTTTACGAGCAGGATCAACTCCGACTACAACTGGTGATCTAAAGTAGCTTTTAACAAGTTCTTGTGACGTATCTCCAAGATCATCCATAATAGAAGAGGTAATGAACATACCGCGCTCAAGTAGCCATTTGCAGTTATACGATAATTGAAACTCGTCCGAATCTTCCCCAATTCGTAACATTTCTTTTTTAATAAACTTTTCATAGTTGACTTGAACTTTAGCAACATCTTTCCAATCCCATTGAAAATGGTTTTGTTTTGAACGAGAACTAGTTTGCCGTCTTCTATTAAGTTGAATAGCCCTATAAAAATTATTTTTATGTGTTGTAGGGGTTCCAGTTTTTACAATAGTAGCATTGTAATAAGCTCCCATAGGAGCAATAGATTTGGATACTACAAAGTCATCGGCTTCTTGACACTCATCAATAATAATTAAGTGAAATGATTTAGATTCAATCTTAGCTCTAGGGTTAGCTGTCATCATCATGATAGTTGATCCAGATTTTTTAAGTTTTAGGTTTCTTACTACTCCAGGAGTTTTTGTAGGGATATCATCAATTTCAGGATCACCAAATATTTCCATAGCACGCTCACTAGTTAACCTAGAAACTGTGCGACCATAAAGTGTTTCTACTTGGTTTTGAACAGGGGCAAACATGCCTACCCAAATACCATCACCAAACTTACCTAAAAGTTCTGGGTACATCTGAGCTAATCGTGGTAGTATTACCATAAGAGTTGCTACGGTATTAGCAATAGTTTCTGATTTACCAGACTGACGAGAGGCTAGGGCTGTAATTTCTTCCCCATCGTTAATAAGTATTGATTCAATTATTCTTCGTGCCAGTGGTTTTTGATAGGGGTGAAGATCGTGGCCTACAAGCATTTCCATAAACTGCATAATCTTATCTACAAGTGCTTTTACAAACTCTTTAGAAAGTTCATCCATCTCAAGTTCTGGTTGTTCAAGAATATCATCTTCTTCAAAATCTAACTCTTCTTCAATTTCTATCTCTTCAAACTCTTCTTCTATATTATTCATTAAATAGCTCTTTCTTTAATGGTGTCTAAAATCGCATGTAGCGCTTCCGCACCTAGTTGGGCCTCATCTAATGAGCTTTGATTTTGAGTTTTTTGCCACGCTGAAAGATTTCGACCAATTGAATATATTATCTGATCTGCCCAACCAAATAGTTCTCCAGTAGGAAGAGTAGCTACTCTACGGCGCACCTTAGTTAATTCTTTTATTTTTTTACTCTTACGTTTAAAGATCTTCATATTCTGCCCCAAATCTTACAGTATCCCAATCAAATGCAGTTTCCTCTATTGCTCTTCCATTTATTGCCCTAGTAAGAGCCACCCGCTCATCATATTCTTTATCCCATTTACCTATAACAATGGCTAATCTTGTAAATGGAAGTCTTACAGCCCAGCCATGTCCTCCACGATATTTGCACTCAATTTCTTGAGTTTCTGCCCTATCTAAAAATACTGTAGGTTTTACCGGATACACCATAGTGTGCCAGTAAAACTTGCCAACATCACGCGTATTCGCCATCTTCTAAGTCCTCACAAATATGGTTTGCGGTTTTATGCTCAAACATAACCTCATCACACACCCTACATTTAAACGAACGCGGTTCTACAAAGTTATTTTGGGCAGTGCTGCCTATAGGATTATCTTCATCTGAGGGGATATACTCTGTAATTATCTCTGTTTTTTGATAAATCTCAGGTGGAAATGGTCCTTTTGGATTACCTGCTGTTTTTGGCACGGCATGGCCCTGTTTAGTAACAATACGTTGAATTCTCAATTTGGCGCCCTTTCCAATTAGTATATGAAATTAATCATACACTATATTGCGTTAGGTGTTGCATGAATCTTGTAACTACTGCTATTATATTGTATAGAGGGGTAAAACCTTCAACACTAACAACGAAACAAAAAGAGTTGCAACTAGCCTAGCAGACAGACGCTGGGCTATTTTTATCTAAGTGACAGTTAGGTAAAGATTCGGGTTGGCTCTCAAGCCGAGGAGATAGTGTGAATATAAATGACAAAAGGAAACTTGTAGTACTAGGATTAGCACTCCTACTAACAATATCAAATGTGCTAACTTTCACAGCTAAGGCTGTCATAGTTAAGGTTCCAGCCCCAATTGCTGGAAAATGTTTTACACCCTTAATTAAATTCGAAACATATAAAAAGCTAAGCCCAAAACAGCTCTATCAATTATTACAGTTGGTGGGGTTTAAAGGTCATTCTTTAAAAGTAGCTTGGGCTGTTGCCATGAAGGAAACTCACGGTAATCCACTTGCTCATAACTATAATCCCAATACTGGT